GAGTATCAAAAAATCATGCGCAAGAACCAAAGCCCTGTAAAGTCGGATGATGAGTTTCATAATCTTGTTTTGAAAAAGGTAATGTCTGAAGAAGTTGAACTTGATGAAGCAAACAAAGTAAACGTTATCGGTGGTACTTCTAGTAAAGGCGGCAATTTCTTTTCTGGAGATGACGGTATCGATAAGATGATTAAGATTTCAAAAGAAAATCCTAACATCGAATATACAGTCAAATCAGACAACTACGGTGATTTCAAACCTATGTGGTTAAAGAATGGTAAGTTTGCAAAGCAAACTGTTGCCAATATCAACTTTGACATGGCTAAAAATGCTGTGCGTGGTAAACCTAAAGGCAAAACCGTAAAGAATACTATCTTTACACTATCTTTTGTAACAAAAGAGTCTGTTGAACGTGCTGCATGGGTGCCAGAGTCTATTGCTGATGAGCAAGTAGAAGCATTCATGGAAGCAACTCTTGCTGCTGTAACCGAAGGTGCCGATACTTTTGTATTTGAAGGTAAGTCCTACAAGGCAAAGTCTAAATCAGAAGCAAAGAAACTTGACCCTGTAGGTAAAGCAGATGCTGATATCGACAATGATGGTGATGTAGATAGTTCTGATGACTACCTGAAGAACCGCCGTAAGGCAATCAAAAAGTCTATGAAAGACGATGATGACGATGAAGTAAATGAGATTGATGGCGCAGCTTCTGGTATGCGAGCAGCAGATAAAGAACCTACTGTTAATCTCAAGTCACTGAAGAAGCGTCGTGCTGCTGAAAAGGCAAGAAAGACTGCACGTCCTAGTCCTCTTCGTGGTAAGAAAGACATGAAGTTTGAGTCTACAGAGTCTGTGGATGAAGCAATGTCTGGCACTTACATGACCGTTGAATATGACTATAGTGATGACTATGGTATGTTAGAACTTTACAAGAATGGTAAAAAAGTAGGGGCTTGGTCTGGAGACCTATCCAGTGAATCTGGCAAAAACCCTCTTACCGTTGAGGCAACTAAACTTGCAAAGAAGCATGGCGTAAACCCTAATGGTCTGAAGACAGTAGATGGTGAAGACCCAAAGAGAACAGGCAAGCTTGTTCCAAACAAAGACTTTGGTTTCCCTAGAGGAAAAGCAAAAAGAGAGTCTGTAGAAGAAGCAAAAGCACCGGGTGCTACTGCACAGCATGGAGTAGATGCTAATACACAGGATACATTTGAGAAGCAGTTGTCTACTCGTAAAGGTGAAAAAGACTTTGTAGACCAGCACTCTATGGAAGTTGGTATGGATATTGAAAAGATTACTGCTGAAAACAAAAAGAGTATTGAAGATGCTCTTAAGGTAACACCACCTAGAATGGGTGATCAGAAAGCTGGTGACAACTCTTTTGTAAGTCCTATTCAGTCTAATATCATCGATGGTATTACTAAAGCATTACAACAAATGAAAACGAATAACTAAAGGATTAATAATATGTTGAAAGCTCCTGCATGGGCAAAAAATGCCATTCCTACGGAAAAGGGTTGGGTAAGTCCTAAAGGCGAACTTCTGGTTGCTAGAAAACTTTCTGATAGACAGTTGACAGAGTATTGGAATGCACAAAAGAACGATGTTCCTGCTCCTGCGCCTATCCAAGAACCAGCACCAATCATTGAAGCAGACCCTGTTATTGAAGAGGCAGCACCTACTGCTGAACCTCTGATTGAAGCAGAACCAGATGTAGATCATTGGTCTTTGACTAAGGCACAACTGGCAGAACATGCTGCTGATGTTCATGGAGTAGAACTTGATTCTACTATGACTAAATCAAAAATGATTGAGGCACTTGAAGCACAAATCTAAATCATGAAAATCCTTAGTGAAAAAGTAGAGGTAACAGAAGAGAACTATCTTATTGTTGCTGCTAAACATTATAATAATCCTCAGTGTTCTAGTACTGATGAATTCTATGCTGACCTTGATCGTATCAAGTATATCAAAAGAATTATCAATCGGTATCTAGAAACTGGGGAGTTATCAGATAGATTATTGATTAATCATATTATTGTATTTTGTAATGTTTTTGGTATTGAAATCGGTGTAAAGATGATGGCACTAAAATTAGATTACAAATACTGGCCTGTCATCAAATCATTCTTAGTATTCCTAAAGTATATTGAACCTGCTGATCTAGTTGGTATTACGATGGACCCAAAAGTTATTAATATTTTAAGAGAGATTTAATGTCCCTTTCAACAGTTACTGATACCATATACACCTATAGATTTTTGAAATTGTTGGTAACTCCATTCAACAAGACCAAAGCATATGAGTTTGGTATTGTAGATGAGAATGGTAAACGCACAGACAAAGACATTACTACTTCTTCTGAGAGAGACGCATTTAACCTCTTCCATAGACTAGCATTTAATATGAAAAGATTGCTTGGTGCATTCCCCGGTGGTAAGTCTCGTATTGCATCCTATGTAGCAGCATTAGCACTCCTTAGAGAGAGTTATGGGGTTGATACAGAGGTTGTAATAAACGAAATGAGTATTGATGAGGGGGATAAAGAATCCATCTCTACACTCCTAGAAGAGTATGTAGATCAGACCCCCAAGAAAAAGAAAAAGAAGACTATTGAAAACGAAGAGGCTGGCACCACTACTGCTGATGTTGCTATGCCTCCTACACATATGAAGTTTAAGGCATTCGTAAGACGTAAAAAGAAAGATGATGAACTAACCGAAGAATATTTGAATGAACTTTTTGATAAACCTTATAAGTTCAAAAAGATTAATATTGCCTTGAAAGATAGAAAAATGGCTTCACTAACAGCTGATAGTCCTCAAGGTGAAATTCGTATGAGCTTAGAGAATTTTGGTAGACTCGGAAAAAATAATTTTGAATTAGATTTTTCGGTAGGCAATAGGTTCTCTAAAACAGGTAAAGGTGACCAATTTAGAATTTTTTCTACAGTAATTCAAGGTCTGAAAATGATTATTGATAAAGAAAAAGATGAAATCAAAACTGTAACTTTTAGTGCAGATAAAGAATATGAAGATGACACTTTTGATGCTGCTTTTGACGGAAGACCCGCTTCTAAAAGCACGACTAATTTGAGTCGTGCTAGATTATACAATACGATGATAAAAAAGTTTGCTAGTAAAATGGGGTTTAGTGTAGATATTGATGACTCTAGCAAAAGAGTTACCGTATACACACTCAAAAACAAAACCTTTAAAGAATCGTAAAGGTAATATATGTTTGCACTTCTTGGTTCTGTTCTAGGTTTCGGCACTTCCTTTGCTCCAAAGATTTTGGAGACGATTAATAAAGGTCGTGAACAGAAGCATGAACTTGCTAAGATGAAAATGTCTGCTGATATTAAGATGCAGATGCAAGATGCTGAGTTTGACCATCTACAAGACATGGCTCACCATGAAGAACATAAACGTCTAATCGAACATGATATTGCTATCTCTAAAGAGACAGGGTTCTTTGCAGGACTGAAAAAAGGTGTGCGACCAATCATCACATACTGTTTCTTTGGTTTCTTTCTGTTCTATAAAATAGTCCTTGTAATGGAAGCAATGCGGTCAGGACAGGACATGGCAGCAATATCTGATGTAATATGGGATCCTCAATCCCAATCTATCTTTGCAGCAATCATTTCATTTTGGTTTGGTTCACGGGCAGTTGAAAAACTAAAATAACTTGACAATGTGTAAAAAATAAGATAGTATAAGTAGTATACTAATTACACAACTCCATACAAAATAAGAGGTAGGTTCTATGACAAACGGTCTAGACATGAGGGATTTTTTGTCCCAAACTAAATTCTATGAAGGTTATTCACGGTATATTGACGACGAAAACAGATATGAAAGTTGGGATGAATCTGTTGACCGTGTAATGGCAATGCACAAAGGTTATTATAAAGATAAGATGTCTACTACACTTGCAAATGAGATGGCAACTGCTAGTAGTGCATATAAAGAAAAACGTGTTCTAGGCGCACAACGTGCTTTACAGTTTGGTGGTGACCAGCTGCTTAAGCATCAGATGAAAATGTATAACTGCACATCCTCTTATGTAGATCGTGCATCTTTCTTTGGTGAATATTTCTATATTCTTTTGTGTGGTGCAGGTGCAGGTTTTTCTGTTCAAAACCACCATGTTAATAAACTTCCTGCTATCCAAGAACGTAAGAAGCAAGCAAAAGGTTATATTGTAGAAGATAGTATTGAAGGTTGGGCTTCTGCTCTAGATGTTCTTATGTCATCTTACTTTGTTGGTGGTGGTAACTACCCTGAGTTTGAAGGTCGTAGAGTATTCTTTGACATGACTAACATTCGTCCCAAGGGCGCAAAGATTTCTGGTGGATTTAAAGCACCGGGTCCAGATGGTCTGCGACAGGCACTTGACCGTATTGAATACCTTATCCAAGGTGTTGTAATGGGTTCTAAGGAACCTGTGCAGTTACGTCCTATTCATGTCTATGATATTGCTATGCACTGTGCTGATGCTGTTCTGTCTGGTGGTGTGCGTCGGTCTGCTACTATCTGCCTGTTCTCTCCTGATGATACAGAGATGATGAATGCCAAGACAGGCAACTGGTTTACCGATAATCCACAACGTGCAAGGTCTAATAACTCTGCTGTTATTGTTCGTAAAGAAACTACCAAAGAACAGTTTATGGGTATCATGGACAGCATTAAGCAGTTTGGTGAACCCGGATTTGTATTTGTAGAATCTACTGAGCATACAACTAATCCATGTGTAGAGATTGGTATGTTCCCACAGATTGATGGTGAGTCTGGTTGGCAGGGTTGTAACCTGACAGAGATTAACGGTGGAATGTGCGTAGATGAAGAGTCATTCTACAAGGCATGTGAAGCTGGTGCTATTCTTGGCACACTACAGGCAGGATATACAGATTTTACATATTTGCCTGATACAACAAAAGCAATCTTTGACCGTGAAGCACTTCTTGGTGTGTCTATCACTGGATGGATGAATAATCCTGATATTCTTTTTGATGGTAAGATTCTGGAAAAGGGTGCAGAGATTGTTAAAGAAACTAATAAAAGAGTTGCTGAGTTACTTGGTATTAATGCTGCTGCTCGGACTACTTGTGTTAAGCCTTCTGGCAATGCTTCTGTACTCCTTGGCACTGCAAGCGGAATTCATGCTGAACACTCTGAGCAATACATTAGAAACATTCAACTGAACAAAGACTCTGAAGTTGCACAGTTGATTGCTAAGACTAACCCTAACATGGTAGAAGACTCTGTATGGTCTGCTAATGGAACTGACTTTGTTGTCTCGTTCCCTATTACACCCAAGCAAGGTTCTATTCTGAAAGATAAACTTATTGGAACTGACCACCTTGACTTAGTTGCCAAGGCACAAAAGCATTGGGTAAACACTGGCAAGAATCCAGAACTATGTGCAGACCCTACAGTATCACATAACGTTTCTAATACTATTCTAGTAGAGGATTGGGATGATGTTGCTGAATATGTTTATAGCAATAGGGATAACTTTGCTGGTATTTCTTTCTTGTCTACTTCTGGCGATAAAGATTTCAATCAAGCACCAAACACTGAAGTTCTCGACGCTGAGAAAATGGTTGAAAAGTATGGAGTGGCTGCTGTATTAGCATCTGGTCTAGTTGTAGATGGTCTACAGGCATTTGATGACCTTTGGATGGGTTGTATGACTGCACAGGGATATGGTGAAGATATCTCTGCTGAAAATTCTAAGAACACACTGAAGAAAGATTGGGTGCGTAGGTTTACAGCATTTGCCGATAAATATCTTGAAGGTAATCTGAAGAAAACTGAGTATTGTTTGAAAGATGCATATCTGATTCACAAGTGGGAAAAGATCAAAAGGTCTTACACTCAAGTAGAATGGATTTCTGAATTGTCAGAAAAGAAATTTACTGATGTTGATACTCTTGGTGCTGCGGCATGTAGCGGAGGCGCATGCGAAATCGACTTTTAATGTCTTGACTATTCATATATAATATGTTATTGTCTAAGAATTATAACTAAAAGGATTTTTCTTATGGATATGAATGAATCCAGTCTATCTAGAATTTGGAGACACACTCAAGATCATACTACGGGTGCTATCACTACATTTCGTGACGATAGGTCTAAACAAGAGAACAAAAAGAATAACCGGGAACTTAAAGGTTATTTGAGAAACAAAGGTTATGGTGTAACTTCTGTTGATGGAAACTATATTGAACAATATGGAACTGTTAATGCCAAAGAAGTTACAGAACCATCATTCTTTGTAGTTGACCTAAAAGACACAGGTAATCTTGAAAAAGATTTAAAAATGCTTGGTGCAAAGTATGACCAAGACTCTGTGCTTATTGTTCCTAAAGGTGGTAAAGGAGCTTATCTAATCGGAACTTCTAATAGAGAAGATGCCTTTCCATCTAAGAACAATAAAGAAGTTGTCGGTAATAATAAAATGGGTAAAGTCGCTGGACAGTTTCTTTCCCGTATTAGAGGCAGAGAGTTTGCCTTTGAAAATGCTATGTCCTATAATGAAAGATGGGCAGATGCTCTTCTTGCATCGAAAGTAGAAGAACGATGAAATACCGTATTATCTGTGATACCTGCGAAGTAGAGAGTGTAGTTCATCTAATCTATGATGAACCACCTAACCACTGCCCGTATTGTGGTTCTGAACTCACTGATGATGAGATTTCAGAATATGATGCAGGATGTCTTTGTGACTAATATAAGTAACCTCAGTTGAAACACACTGGGGTTATTTTTTTATATGTCTGAGAAATATTATGGTTGGTATTATGAATTTGGTGAGTATGATCCTGAACATGCTCCAGAAGAGTTTGTAGGGTTCGTCTACAGGATACAAAACCTAGACACTAACCAGAAGTACATTGGTAAAAAACTGTTCTGGAACCGCAGGAAAACCAAGGTAAAGACCAAGGCTGGTGGAACTAAAACAAAGTATGTTACCAAAGAGTCTGACTGGAAGAGTTACTATGGTTCAAACAAGCAACTTCAGGAGCAAGTCCAAGAAGTCGGTGGTGATAAATACTACAGAGAAATCTTAAGGTTCTGTAAAACTAAAGGTGACTGTTCTTACTATGAAGCAAAATATCAGTTTGAATATAATGTGCTACTAAGGGATGATTACTTTAATGAATATATCCAGTGTCGGATTAATGCGAAACATTTGAAAAGAGACGATGATGAATGAGATTAAATTGAATGTTTTTGAGGTTCTGCAAAAAGTAGCAGCAACCAAAAAGAAAGAAGAAAAGATTGCCCTTTTACGGAAGCACGATTCTTTTGCTCTTAAGTCAGTCATTCAAGGCTGCTATAATTCCAATATTAAATTACTGTTGCCAGAGGGTGATCCGCCATATACCGCCTGTGATCCCCACAACTGCCCCTCAAACCTTTTGAGGAAGGCAAGAGACTTTGCTTACTTTGTAGGACAGAAAGGTAAAAACATTCGTCCTATTAAGAGAGAAACTATTTTCATTAATCTTTTAGAAGGTATCCATCCAGAGGATGCTAAGATTGTATTGCAGATGAAAAACAAAAAACCCTTCAAAGGTCTTTCAGCTGCTTTAGTCAAGGAGGTTTACCCTAACTTGATGCCCCCTGACTGATTTGTTATGTAAACATATCAACTAACCGAAGGAATGCATTATATGCTCGTTTCTCAAATCGACCGTTTGAAAAAAGATTATCGTGAACTTGAACATTATGAAAGAAAACTAATTAAACAAGGGAGAGATAAAGTGGTAAGAAATATGAAATTGAAACGAGAATATCTGGGTAAATCAATAAAAGATTTAGAGGATCAACTTTATACTTGACAAGTCCTAAATCATAGTCTATAATAAGTTTACTTTTAGGGCCCGGGGAATATATACATTCTCTGGGTCTTTTTATTTCTTGACATTCGTATCTATATAATGTATTATCCATCTATAAACTAAAGGAGAAGAAATATGTTAGCAAAAGTATTTTGGAGAATCTTTTCTCTTGACACCAGCACTCATAGGAAGTATACTCTTTTATATGATGATTTGTGTGAATAATCTTATATGCGGGTGTATTCCAACAGGCAGAGAAAAACGACTTAAAATCGTTCCAGTGTGGGTTCGAATCCCACCACCCGCACCAAAATCTTATTTTTTATAAATAGGTAGAGACACTAATAAAAAATAGTGAGTATACCTATTATGAAAAGAAGAAAATATACCAGATGGACTAAAGAAGTCTTAGAACCTATTGTTAAAGAATCTATTTCATATGCACAGTGTTTAGATAAAATGGGATTAGTAAAGGCCGGTGGAAACTATGACACTATCACTAGACTAATAGAAAAGTTTGATCTAGATGCCAGTCATTTTTTAGGGCAAGCACATAACTTAGGAAAAGAACTAGTTCCATTCGATGGTCTTATGAAAAAAAGTTCTATTAAAAAAAGGATTTTAAAAGAGAGAAGACACCAATGTGAAGAGTGTGGTAATATTGAGTGGAACAATCAAATCATTCCATTAGAGTTAGAGCATATTGATGGCAATAATAGAAACAATAGTAGAGAGAATCTTAAACTTCTTTGTCCTAACTGTCATGCACAAACGCCTACATATAGAAACAAAAAAAGATGTTCTTAACACCCTGTGTATCCTTATGTAAAATAAATGAAGGTAAATGTCAGGGTTGTGGCCGCACTTTAGAAGAGATTGCTAAGTGGCGCAAATATACTGATGAGGAAAGACTTGACATCATGCGTAGATTAGGGTATGGTGTTAGACGTAATAAAAAACGGAATACATCATGAATATCTTTTACCTTGATCCAAACCCTATCACAGCAGCACAGATGCACTGTGATCAGCATGTTCACAAGATGCTGCTAGAGACTGCACAAATGCTTTCTACTGCACATCGTATGTTAGATGGTGAGAAGACACGTCGTCCGTCTATCTCTGGCAAACGTATGGTAGACTACTATGTTCATCCTGACCCTGTTCTAGAGCATACACTCTACAAGGCAGTTCACTTCAAGCATCCATCTAATATATGGATTCGTCAGTCTGTAGAGCAATACGGCTGGGCAAAAGATTTGATGAATGCACTTGCTGATGAGTATGAGTATCGCTATGGTAAGCAGCATGGCACAGCAGTTAATGTTCTACCTTATCTGCAACTGCCACCTAAGTCTATGAAGATGACTGGTGGATGGACTCCACCTCCTCAGTGTATGGATGATTATCTCAAACGTTCTGTTCCACAGACTATGCTTGCCTACCGTGACTTTTATATCACAGAAAAATCTAAGTTTGCAAAGTGGACAAAAACTCGCAAAAGTCCAAATTGGTACTTGACAACTCCGTCCAAAGATACTATATTAAGTATGTAAGACAGAGAAAGAGAGAAATCAAATGATCAACATCGGTATGGAAGTCTGGTATGTAAACACAAAGCCAGTAGGTGTTACTGGCGTAATCACTGATGTATTTACCTACCCCGGTGATGTTGACACCACTGTTGTTGTCCAGTATGATGACGGTGATGAAATTGCCTACACCAAAAACGCTATCATGCAGAAGATGAAAAGCAAGCGCATGACTGTTGTATATGGTGGTAACGCAATGGCCACTATTCTGTAAGGAGACTTGTTATGATTGAACAGATTCAAAGTTACATTGCTGCTTGTGAAGCAAACCTTGCTAAGTATCAGCAGATTGAAGACCCTATTGAGCGTGACCGTGCTGTTGCTGCCTGTGAAGGTATGATTGCAGACTTTAAAGCACTTATTGAGGAATAAGAATGTCTGACTCAATTGTAGATAATGTAATCGCCCGGATCGATAACAAGCTGGATGAGATTGAGGTTCTTATCGATCAATTGCCTCTACTCCGTGATGACAAGAGTAAACTCATTGATTCGATCTATGACTTCTACTCTGATCTGGAGACCNCCATCGACCGTTACCACGAAGAATGGCAGACTGAAAAAATACAAGGGGAAATTTAAAAATGCGTGAAACAGTTAATCTAAAAGGCATTACCAAAAAAGGTAAGCAACGTATTCAAGAGCATGGTGCCGTATGGGAAGTTCTTGAGAAACGTCCCGGAACTTTTGAGGGACTGCTGCTAGGTTCTCCTAAAACTGGTGATATCCGTTGGTTGACCAAAGACTTCTTTGTTGAAAAGGATTGAAAATGTTTAAAGTTACTGAATCTGTGGATTATCTTGACCCTAATCCTGCTGTAGCATTTTTTGATACTCGTTGGGAAGCTGATGAGTATCTATCAGAACGTATACATAATCGGGTTGAGTTTGAGGTGCAGCATTCACCTTATATGGTAAGTGAAAAGAACTATAATGATTTGGTTCAATATGAATCAACATTTTTTAACGTTACAGAAGTAGATGAATACGCTGTAGATATTGATGGAGCAACTGACTAATGAAAAGTAATATTGCCGATAAGGTAATTCTAACTGACTGTGACGGTGTTCTGCTGGACTGGCTTTTTGGTTTTAAAGAGTTTATGGCAGAACGTGGTTACACTGAACAAGACGATACCGGATATGCTATCTGGAAACGTTATGGTTTTATTAACAAAGAAGCAGGTGAAGGTCTGGTTCGTGAGTTTAACAACTCTGCTGCTATGGCATATCTGACTCCGCATTTAGATGCAGTCAAGTATGTAAAGAAGTTGCATGAAGAATGTGGATATGTTCTGCGTGTTATTACTTCTATGTCCTTGAACAAGTATGCCTACAAAGCACGTCTACAGAACCTTCATGCTCTGTTTGGTGAAACTGTTATTGATGAACTTGTCTGTCTTGATACTGGTGCAGATAAAGATGATGCACTTGAGCAATACCGTGGCACAGGTTGTGTTTGGGTAGAGGATAAGTATAAAAATGCTGTGTTGGGTAAAGAACTTGGTCTTGATTCGTTCATGATTGATTTGCCCCATAATCGGCAGTTCGACTTTGACCAGCGTGTTCAAGGCTGGGAAGATATCTATCACACTCTTGTAGGAATTTAATTAAAATGAAAGCAGTTATTATTGGTGGAGTGTCAATGCTGGCACTCTCAGGTTGCGCAGCAAACACATACCCACAACTTAATCAATGTGCAGATGTAGTTTACTATGCACCAGAAGTTCCGGCCTATGCTACTCTTGGTGCTATTGCTGGCAGTATTGGTTTGGCAGTATTATCTGATGGTGATGTTGCTATGTCTATGATCGGTGCTGGTGTTGGTGCAGCAGTTGGTTCTGGTGCAGCTGGTGGTCTGCATACTCATCAGGTATGTCCTACTTCAGAAGTAACTTATACAGAACCGGAATATGAACATGTCTATGAAAAGTAATATTCTTGTAGGTTTGGTTGGGGCAGTTCTTGCCCTGACTATTCCTGTCAAAGCAGCAGCAGATGATGCTGTTTATGCAACTATTACATCTGTTACACCTAACTATATTGAACTGGTAACTCCTGTTCGTAAAAACATTTGTAGTTTTGTAGATGTTCCTGTCTATGAAACAGTACAAGGTCAAGGTGCTACAGGACTAGAAGTTCTGGGTGGTGCTATTATCGGTGGTCTGTTTGGTAAAGCAATCACAGATAAAGATGAAGGTGCAGCAGCAGGAGCAGTTATTGGTGGTGTAGTTGCAGCAGAAGCAGGTCGTGCTGATAAAACTCGTATTATCGGTTACGAGAAACAGAAACGTTGTTCTATTCAATATGTTGACCGTGTAGAATCTGTAGTAGATAACTATACAATTTACTATCAATGGAAAGGTCAGTATGGCAGCACTGTTGTAGATAAGCGTTATCGTATTGGTGATAAAGTTATGGTAATGGTAATTATCACTATGTTGTCAGGTCAATAGATATAATATAGATTAGGACAGTTTGCGGACCCTTAGCTCAGCTGGATAGAGCTTCCGATTTCTAATCGGACGGCCGTAGGTTCGAATCCTACAGGGTCCGCAAACTGTCCTAACAAATTTTATTAGGAGATTATATAATGTTATTTTTAGGATTAGGTGCAGTTGGTGTTACACTCACTGCTATTGTCGGTGGATGGATTGCCTATAACGAATTCTTTGCTGGTGATAAAGAAGATACAGCAGAGAGTGAAGTTCCGTTGATGACATACTTTCATGACAATGAAGTTCTAACACAACCGCAAGCTGGTATTAAATATATTGTAGAAGATGATGAAGGTATTGATGCACAACTTACCTTGAATGCTGTAATGGATTGGGTAGAAGCAGATGACCCTAATATCTTTACAGGTGATTGGAATGTAAAAGTATCTACATGGAATGATGCTGCACTGGTAGAAATTCGTGGTGATGCATCTACTCTACTCAAAGATCGTTATGATGATGTAGAACTACCATTCTTTGATGGTGAAGGTATGGTTGACTTTGTTACAGTAGATTTGGAATTTGCATAATGAATGCGCCTAGATTAAAAGACTACTGGAAATATAACTTTAACCAAACCTTTTGGAACTTGTATTTAATCAAAAACCCGTTGGGTAGATTGATGGGCATTGATTTTTCTAAGATTGACGGAATGAATAGAATGAGAATGAATAAGTAACGGGGATTGGCGCAGTCTGGTAGCGCATCTGGTTTGGGACCAGAGGGTCGCAGGTTCGAATCCTGCATCCCCGACCATATTGCTGGTGTAGTTAAATGGTATAACGGGTGATTTGTAATCTTCAATTGGGAGTTCGATTCTCTCCACCAGCACCATTATTTTTTAGGAGTAAACAAAAATGCATATTGAGAGTGATACTAAGTTAGACTATTCGGATGTTCTTCTTAGACCTAAACGTTCTACACTAGAATCTCGTAAAGAAGTTAAACTTACTAGAGAATTTAGATTTCCACACTCTCAAAGAGTTATTGATGTTCTTCCTATTATTGCTGCTAACATGGATGGTGTTGGCACTTTTGATATGGCAAAGGTTCTTGCCAAAGACAATATGATGGTAGCTCTGAACAAGAGTTATACTGTTGATGAACTGACTAATCTCCACCTACATGCTGATATCTATGATAAAGACCGTATGAAAGAAAGTCTCTGTCTTACTGTAGGTATGCAAGAAGCAGACTATAATAAAGTCAGTCTACTCAAACACAAGTATCCAATTATTTGTATTGATACTCCAAATGGGTACATGGAAAAGTATGTCCAGTTTGTGAAGTCTATCCGTGAACTTTGTGGCGTTGATAATATTATTATTGCAGGAAATGTAGTTACTGCTGACCAGACACAGGAGTTGATTCTAAATGGAGCTGACGTGGTTAAAGTGGGTATTGGGCCTGGAAGTGTTTGCACAACTCGTATTGTTACTGGTGTTGGCTATCCGCAACTATCGACGGTTATGGAGTGTGCGGATGCTGCTCATGGCCTTGGTGGTCACATCGTCGCTGACGGTGGTTGCGTTTCTCCGGGCGATGTAGCAAAAGCATTTGCAGCAGGAGCAGACTTTGTAATGCTAGGTGGTATGCTGGCAGGACATGATGAAGGTGGTGGTGAACCTGTCTACAAGTATGTTCACAAAAATGAATATTTCTTTGTTAAAGATGATGAAAGTTATAAACCTGTTATTGATAAGGTAGAGTATCGACAGTTCTATGGAATGTCCTCTGACAAGGCAAATAAGAAGCACTCAGGGGGGTTAAAAAACTATCGTGCATCTGAGGGTAGAGATATATTAGTTCCTTACCGTGGTCCTGTAGCAGACACTATTCAATACATTCTTGGTGGTATTCGTTCTACCTGCACCTATATTGGTGCTAGACAAATTAAAGACTTGACAAAGTGTGCTACATTTGTTAAGGTAAACAATCAATATAATCGGGTATATGAAAATGCTTAAACTGCGTGAATTAACTATGCACCATCACAAGACAGCAGAACGTTCTGATTTTGCTAAGAAGCTTGTGTCAGGTAAAGTTAATGCACTAGAGTATTCTGCATATCTCTATAATATGGGATTTGTGTATGGTGCCTTAGAGAACACTGCAAAGAGCATGGGGTGTCTTGACGGGATTGAATCTGTTTGTCGCACAGATAACATCTGGGAAGATTATAGAAGATTAAACTATACAACTCCACCTATTCTTTTCTTTACTAAAGAGTATATGAACTATCTTTTGCATATCAGGGCAGATAGAGAGAAGGTGTTAGCACATGTCTATGTCCGACATATGGGAGACTTGTCAGGTGGACAGATTATCTCTAAACGACTTGGTGATAAGTTTCCTGTAAACTTCTACCAGTTTGATGAAGATCAAGATATGTTGAAAGAAAAGTTAAAAGAAAAACTAAATAATGATATGGCAGATGAGGCTATGGTTGCCTTTGATTATGCTCATAAGATTTTTTTAGAACTGGATATGTTATCAAATGATTTGGGACAAACTAGTAGAAATTCAGAAGAATATTGAGTCTGAGTTAGATGCAACAGGAAAAGAAATCCAAGAAGACGGGATGGATCAGTTTAATCGTCCCGGTTGGGTTAATCGTATTTGGACTTCTAATGATTATCGCAGAGCGCATGTCGATGTAGTTGATGCTAGAGAAACTAAGAAGCTTTGGATGATGCATGTCTGTATCTTTCCACACTTAAAAAGTGATGGTCCTGTCTTTGGGTTTGATGTGATTGCAGGACAGAAAAAGATTACAGGTGCATTCTTTGATTTTAGTCCAACTACTGATAAGAGTCATAGAATGGTAAACTGGTTTGGTAACACTATGTCTAAGTATGGCTACAATAAGACTAGAGAATTGCCTGATTGGGCAAAGCAAATCTTTAGTCGGCATATGGTAGCAGCAGGTAATGTCTCAGAAGAATCAGAGATGGATATGATTTCACAGATGGCAAATGAAGGTTTATCATATTACCTAAATCATATTGGTAGTTACAATGATGCCTATGTCCAAGATACTGTAGGTAAAGTAGCACAGAACCGATATGCGCATTACCAGAAACAAAATCCTCATACTCCTAGAACTATGACTTCTCTAGGATTAGGTGAAGATGATGTAAGACTTTTTATTGACAAATGTTTATTTCCAGAGGTTTAGGAAAATGCCAGTCTACACAGTAAAAAATGCTAAGACAGAAGAATACATGAATATGAACTGTCCATACTCTGAACTTAAAAACTTTCTTCAGGAAAATGAAGAATGGTCTCAGGTATTTAAAATGCCAGCAACTGTAACAGGTCGTATGTCTACACATCGTATGGCTGGTGAAGGATGGCAGGATATTCTTAAAAAGGTTAAGAAATCTTCAGGTAGAGATAACAAAATCAATGTCTAATAACAAACTTCGTTTTCGTTTAGAAGACCTTCCTGATATTGAACCTATTACCAAAAATCAAGAGAAAGTATTTGAAGCATTTGAAAAGGGTGATAACCTAGTTCTGTCAGGTTCTGCTGGAACAGGTAAGACTTTTGTTGCACTCTTTTTGGCACTAGAAGAAGTTCTTGATAAAGAAACACCTTATGATCAGATTGTGATTATTAGGTCTGTAGTTCCTAGTCGTGAGTCAGGTTTCCTTCCCGGCACTAAAGAAGAGAAGGAAGACCCGTTCACTAAACCCTATCGTGGTATCTGCGCAGAGATATTCGGTCAAGGTGACAGCTGGGAGAAGTTGGTGCAATCTGGAACTATCCATTTTGAATCTACTTCGCATCTGCGTGGCACTTCATTTAATAATACTATTTTGATTATTGATGAAATGCAAAACCTCAACTTCCATGAACTAGATTCTGTTATTACCCGTGTTGGTCGTGAATGTAAGTTTATGATGTGTGGGGATTACTATCAGTCTGACTTTGAGAAAGAGAAAGACAAGAATGGTATTCTAATGTTTATGAATATTATTGAGCAGTTGAAACACTTTACAACTGTTGAGTTTGGTTGGGAAGACATTGTTCGTTCCGACTTTGTAAGAGACTATATAATGACCAAAGAAATGCTAGGCATTAAGTAAAAGGAGATAATAGAATATAATGGCTAAGTTTTCTCGTTTTGATCCCCGTAACAAAAAGAACGGGCGTCATAAGAAAATGACTATTGGAGAATATCCAAAGGGTAGTAAAAAAACTACTACAGATGTTACAGAAGATAAGACACTTCGTAAATACAATAAGATCGTTGATCTAGATGACGATCCAGTACTAAATGATGAAGCAGATGAAGAACTAGGTTGGGCAGTTGGATGATTGCAGGTAAAGTATGGGGTTCAACAGAACTGATTGAAGCAAATGGTGCATTAGAGTTCCATCGTATTGCAACCCGTAAAGGTGGAGTATGTTCTAAGCACCTTCATGAATTTAAATGGAATGGTTTCTATGTAGAGTCTGGCACTCTTCTTATTCGTGTNTGGCAGAATGACTATGACCTAGTTGATGAGACTGTGTTACATGCAGGTGACTGGACAAAGGTTAAACCCGGTGTCATGCATCAGTTTGAATGCCTAGAAGACTGTGTTGCCTTTGAAGTCTATTGGGCTGAGTTTAACCATAATGATATTGTCCGAGAAACTGTAGGACATTCTTAGAATTAGGGGGTTGACAGACCCCCTTTTTTATGATACATTGATAATGTAACTATTGAAAGTAATATGATGACTGACCGTCGAACATTTGAACATGTTAAAGTTCACT